TATAGTATTTTCAATGATAACAAATCTTATTTTTTATATAGAGAACAAAGAGTTCTTTGATGAGGTACATCAACAGACAACCACTAACCCTGATCTGGAATGGAATTATGTGGGAAAACAAAAGGTTAACCCCAATGTTAAATCTATTACAGTAGGAGATGACTACATTTATTTTAGATTGGAGGAGAAGTAAATGAGTGTCATCGAAGGTAAAGTATGGGGCAGTACAGAACCTATACTACAATCAGCAGCCGTAGAAGTACATAGAATTAAGGTAGAGCTTGGGGCTTATTGTTCACAACATAAGCATCAATCAAAGATCAATATGTTTTATGTAATCAGTGGTGAGTTAGAGATCCAGAGATGGAAAGACTATGGCTTATGTGACAGCACTCATCTGTTTGCTGGCGATACTTCTATCGTACCAGCAGGAGAGATGCATAAGTTCATAGCTCATCAAGAGACAGAAGCTTTAGAGATATACTGGGCTGAGTTAAATCATAATGATATTCAACGAACTAATGTAGGTGGAGCATCATATGAAGACAAGGAAAAGCTAGTAGAAGACGGCTCAATACTAGGTAATTTATTTACAAAAGTAGAATAGGAGGAGCGAATGGATATCTTATCATTACTATTATTACTCTTACTATAGGAGAAAAGAATGTCCTATATCATTGTTCATATATATGATCCTGAAGATATAGAAACAATGGATGTATTACCTGATGAGGAGGGAGAATCAATTCAGATATTTGAAAATAAAATAGAAGCTATTCAATTCTTAAATCAGATTGGAATGGATAGAAATTCTTGGATAGATTCGGATGTACATGTAGTGAGACTGCAATGAAAAAAGTATTATTTTTATTAATTATATTTATGATCTTTATTGTTATGATGGCTTCAGCTAAAGCAGAGGAGTTTGATTGTCTGGTTGAGGCTGTCTATCACGAAGCTAGATCAGAGAGTTTATTAGGTATGCTTAGTGTAGCTAATGTAATACTAACAAGAAAAGAAAGCAGCAACTATCCCAATACAATCTGTCAAGTAGTACATCAAGGAAAGTATTGGAAAGGTAATCCTGTTAGGGATAAGTGCCAGTTTAGTTATTGGTGTGACGGTAAGGCAGAAAGATTTGTAGAAATCGAAGGGCTGATTAAATCTATTAATGTTTCAGAGATGGCACTGAAAGGTATACAAGTAAGACAAACTGTCGGTGCTACCCATTATCATGCTAACTATGTGACCCCTCGCTGGGCATCTGACCCTCACTTTAAAACTTTAGGATCAGTAGGTAAACACCTATTCTACATTGACATGAGGGAGTGATAGGAGTATACTATGCAGACAAAAGAAAGTATGGCTACTAAGTTACATAAAAATATTGAATACCTTAATCAACAAGTAGAGGAGAAAGATCAGATAATAAAAGAGTTACGTCAAAAACTAGAGGACTTAGGATATAAGAAAGCAGTTCAAGAATGGGTAGAATTATGAGTAAAAATTTATTTCAAAAGGAGAGACACAATATATTTAGACATCTGGTATACCAATACCATAAGGAAGGGTACTCTCAAAAGGAATCTAAAAAATTAGCCAAGAAAGAAACGGATGAAATTATGGAAGACAAAGAAAGTTTTATGAACATTCTCTTGAAGGAGACATTTGATGATATCTAAGTGGAATATTGTTCTCGAAAAAGAAATTGGTAACATAACCGTAGGATCTTATAAGAATAAGAAACATGCTCAAGAAGAAATAGAATATAGATATACGTTATGTCGCCACATGGGATACGAACCAGACATATCCTATAAATTAGAGAAAGCTACAACCATTAAATAGGAGCGGCCATGACACAAGGATGGCTTGACAGAGGCTCATGTCCAGAATGTGGGTCAAGTGATGGGAATGTTCAGCATTCTGATGGACATTCATTTTGTTTTAGTTGTGACACTAGATTTGGAGAAGATATGGAACATAAATCGAAAGTACTTTTAATGTCAGAGCCTAAGAAATATTCAGGAGTTGAACACAGTAAGATACGAGGTATAATAGCTGCTATTCCAGATAGAAAAATTACTCAGGATACAGTAAGGAAATATAATACTGAAGTTAAATCAACAGGTTCTATAATTACTCACCACATTTATAAATATTATGACGGGGAGGGTAGTCATATAGCCAACAAGATTAAAGAAGTTCAGAATAAAAAGTTCTGGTCGGAAGGTAATCTATCCAAGGCCGTCCTGTTCGGACAGAATATTTTTAATAGCGGTGGTAAGTATATAACTGTATGTGAAGGAGAGATAGATGCTATGTCAGCTTACGAATTGCTGGGTAGTAAGTGGCCTGTTGTTTCTATAAAGAATGGAGCAGCCTCTGCCTTAGAAAATTGTAAGCAATCCTTTGAGTATCTGAATAAGTTTGATAATGTAGTCTTATGTTTTGATAATGATAAGCCGGGACGAGAAGCATCCCAGAAGGTAGCTCAGTTATTTGAACCTAATAAGTGTAAGATTATATCTCTTGAATTAAAAGATGCTAATGAATATTTAAAGTTTAATAAGCGAGAGAAGTTTACTCAGGCATGGTGGGATGCCAAGAACTATACACCTGCTGGTATTATAAATCTTGCTGATCTGGGTGACAGTCTTTACGATGAAACTTATAGTGAGACTTGTCTATATCCTTGGCCTAAGATGAATGAGAAAACCTATGGTATAAGAACTGGAGAACTCGTTACTTTTACAAGCGGTGCTGGTATGGGAAAGAGTTCTATCATTAGAGAACTTATGCATCACATCATGATGAACACATTAGATAATATAGGTATCCTTTGTATGGAGGAGAACATAAAGAATACAGCTTTCAATATCATGAGCGTGGAAGCTAACGCTAGATTGTATATTAAAGAAATTAGAGATCAGTTTACTGATGATCAGTTAAAAGAATGGCAGAAGAAAACTATTAATAACAAAAGGTTTTATGCCTTTGATCATTTCGGATCTGTATCTAATGATGAAATTCTAGATCGTGTAAGGTATATGGCTAAAGCATTGGAATGTAAGTGGATATTTCTGGATCATCTTTCTATATTGGTATCAGGAAATGAGGAGTTTGGAGATGAAAGAAAATCTATTGATGTTCTAATGACCAAGCTCAGATCTTTAGTAGAGGAGACAGGTATAGGCTTACTACTTGTTTCTCATCTACGTAGACCAGCAGGAGACAGAGGACATGAAGATGGCAGGGAAGTTAGTCTCTCTCATCTTAGAGGATCAGCCAGTATAGCTCATCTATCTGACAGTGTTATAGCCTTGGAAAGAAATCAACAAGCAGAGGACGAGCATGAGGCTAACACTACCACCCTTCGCATATTAAAGAATAGATATACAGGTGACACAGGTATAGCATGTTATTTATTTTATGATAAAGAAACAGGACGCATGTCTCAGGTTGACAATCCTTTTATGGAGAATGACAATGAAGAAACCGTTTGATAAAACACTCTATGATATCGCAGACACTACTGCTAAACAAAAGATGATTGGATGGTTGGAACATAATCAACCAAGATGTACTGTTAATTCAGAGGAGACTACTTACTTTGATCTGACTGTCAAGACAGATGATGGAGGAGAAGCACAACTCTATGAAGTAGAAATCAAGTATGCATGGAAAGGGGAGTGGCCTAGTTCATGGGCTGAGTTACGTATCCCTTATAGAAAGAAAAGATTATTAGATAGATGGAAGGACAAGTACCGCAAATGTCTATTAACTTTCATAGTTTTTAACCATGATTGTAGTAAGGCATGGCATATAGATGGAGATACGGTACTGGAAAGTGAAGTCAAGGAAGCACCCAATAGGAATATTAAAAAGGGAGAATTGTTTTTCCACATCCCTATAAAACAAGCTTATCAAGTGGACATGACATATGAAAAGAGCAATAGTTGATATAGAAACAAACAATCTTAGTGCTAATATTATACACTGCATTGTAGCTCATTCTTATGATGGCAGTACAGAAAAAGTTTGGATAGGGGATGAGTGTCTACAGTTCGGGGATTGGTCTAAACAAATAGATCAGTTTATAATGCATAACGGTATTAGTTTTGATGCACCTGTCTTAAATAAATTAACAGGTTCTAATATTAAATTAAATCAGATAAGAGATACTCTTATTGAATCTCAGTTATACAATCCTATTAGAGAGGGAGGACATTCCCTTGAAACATGGGGAGAAAGACTCAAATTTCCCAAGGGAACTTTCACTGAGTTTGAGTGTTATAGTCCAGAGATGTTAGAGTACTGTAAAACAGATGTCGAGTTGACAGGTAAACTTGCCAAGACTTTAGAAGAAGAAGGGAAGATGTTCTCGACACGCTCTTACGAATTGGAACGAAAGGTGAGAGCTATCATAGATCAGCAGCAGGTGAATGGCTTTGCTTTTAATATAAGAAAAGGAATGCTTCTATTATCTAGGCTTGAAGATGAACAGCATCAGCTTGAAAGAGATGCAGAAGAAATGTTTGAACCTGTTGTTACTTACTCTCCTGTTAGAAAGGTACGTAAGAGTACATCTTTTAATATTGCTAGTAGAAAACAGATAGCTGAACGTCTGATGGAGAAGGGGTGGAAGCCTAAACATCACACTGATAAGGGAAACATTATAGTCTCTGAAGAAATTCTTGATAAGATAAATATGAAAGAGGCTAAGATGTTTAGTCGGTACTTCCTCTTACAAAAGCGTACAGGTTTACTTAAAGCTTGGATACAGGCATGTGGAGCGGATGAGAGGGTCAGGGGAAAGGTACTGACCTTACGTACCGTGACAGGGAGGATGGCCCATCACAGTCCTAACATGGCCCAAGTACCAGCCAGTTACAGTCCTTACGGTAAGGAATGTAGAGAGCTATGGACTATAGATAATCCTGATACCCACATTCTGATAGGTACTGATGCTAGTGGTCTTGAGCTACGTTGTCTTGCTCATTACATGGAAGATGAAGAGTTTACTAAGGAAGTCCTGACAGGGGATGTCCATACAGCCAATCAGAAAGCTGCTGGACTAGAGACAAGGGACCAAGCAAAAACTTTCATCTATGCCTTTCTTTATGGGGCTGGATCTTTTAAGATAGGTAAGGTAGTAGGTGCTGGTGCTAAGAGAGGACAGGAATTAATTGATAACTTCTTACAGAATATGCCGAAGCTAAAAAGATTAAGAAATAATATTATAGAAGCTTCTAAGACAGGAAAGGTTGGAGCTTTAGACGGTAGACAGTTACATATCAGAGCTTCTCATGCCAGCCTTAACACTCTCTTACAAGGAGCAGGGGCTATCGTATGTAAGCAGTGGCTGGTACAGATGGACAGTCACATTAGAAAAGAAGGGATTGATGCTAAACTGGTAGCATCCATCCACGATGAGTATCAGTTTGAAGTTTCTAAGAAAGATACAGAAAGATTTGGACGGCTGACCAAGGATGCTATACATGAAACAACAGAGATATTAAATATGAAATGTCCTCTGGATTGTGAACATAAGATAGGAAAAACATGGGCAGATACACACTAATATTATTTATAATACTTTTATCTTTTCCCTCACATGCTAATGAAAGAGCAGGTAGGGTATTAGATAGAGAAGGTAATGTTACTCTTATTAGACAGCAAAGATCTATACAGATTTCTGAAAAGGATTGGCTGTATGAGAATGATAAAATTTTAACAGGAAGAAAATCTTCTGTTGAGATTAAACTTATAGATGGATCTCTTGTTAATATTGGAGAATTAGGAGATATCTCCCTTATAGATCTTGCATATGATCCGATAAAGAAAGATGGATTCATAGATCTTAAAATAGCTAAGGGTGCATTTAGAATGGTGAGTGGTAGTATAGCAAAGTTAGGACCAGATCTTATGGTACTTAAATTACCAACAGCTACAGTCGGTATTCGAGGTACAGGTATTATAGGTAAAGCTAGTAAGGTAGGGATTGAGAACTTTGTAATCTTGGTTCCTGATCCTGATGGACATATTGGAGAACTGGTAGTGCAGAATACTGAAGGTATTGTAGTATTACGTAAAGCTAATGAAGGTATAACTATGATATATCCTGATAGAAAATTAGCTAAGAAAAAATATACAAAAACTTTTATACAAGAACTTATTAAACAAGTTCCTAAAATTAAATCTCAGTCTTTACATGATAGACAATTTAAATCTTTATTTTGGTTTAAATAATTTTAAGTGTTGACTCTATCAATGGGTTGTGATATACTTCCCCAACAATAAGAAAGGAAATGAACCTTTAAAGTTTAACGTTAATTGTAATTATCAAAAAAGGAGTAAAGTATATGAGTATCATTTCAGGCGAAGCGTACTGGGCGCATGTCATTACCCCCAATACTAAATTTAATCCCGATGGCGAGTGGTCAATCGAAGTTTGTAATCTTAATGCAAAGAACAAGAAGGTTGCAGAAGGCGATGGCCTAACTATTAAAAATAAAGGTGATGATCGTGGAGATTTTGTCACTCTCAAGCAGTACGCTCGTACCAAAGATGGTTCTTCCCGTGCCATTACAGTAAAAGATTCTGAGCGTAATCCCTTTCCTACTAATAAGCGTATCGGAAATGGCTCTAAGGTTAATGCATCTTATTTTCCGAAAGAGTACACTGTATATGGTGGCGGTGTCAAAGGTTATCTTAATGCTGTACAAGTAGTAGAGTTAGTAGAGTATAATACAGATGACTTTGATGTTGTACCCGGAGGGTACGTGAATGAAGGGTTAGAAGAAATACCCTTCGCTTCCTAATAATTAAAGGAGATAAGGAGGGTGGTAAACTTTCCAGTTTACTACCCTCTTTTTTTATAAATGAAAAAAACAATTGATACTTTAGTTGAGGATATAAATAATTTATTTTCTTTTGATCCTATTGCTATGGATGAGAAAGATGTAGATAAATGTATAAATACTTTTGGTGATATGCTTAAGTTACATGTCAAAGATTTCTTATACGAGAAGCCGTCAACGAATGGACACTTAAGATTGTCTGCTATAGGAAAACCAGACAGACAGTTATGGTATAATATTAATAGTAAAAAAGAAGAGAGCTTTGCTCTTAAGCCTAGCACCAGAATTAAATTCTTATACGGATATATTCTTGAAGAGTTTCTTCTCCTCTGTTCTTCGATAGCAGGACACACAGTTTCACATCAACAGAAAGAGGTGGAAGTAGAAGGAATTAAAGGACATCAAGATGCAATGATAGATGATGTTCTGGTTGATTGTAAAAGTTCTTCTGGAAAAAGCTTTCAGAAATTTAAGAATAATGATCTAGTTAACGATGATCCGTTTGGTTATATAGGACAGATCTCAGCTTATGCTGAAGCTAATAATGTAGATGAGGCTGCTTTTTTAGTTATAGATAAATCAACTGGAGATATATGTCTTACTCCTGTTCATTCGATGGAAATGATTAATGCAGATAAAAGAATTAAACATCTTAAGAAAATGGTTACTGATTCTAAACCTCCTGATAGATGTTATGATCCTGTTCCTGATGGGAAGTCTGGTAATTACAAGCTTGCTATTGGGTGCATTTATTGTAGCCATAAAAGAGAATGTTGGAAAGATATTAATGATGGTAAGGGCATACGTGTCTTCGAGTATGCACAAAGTAAAAGATATCTGGTACAGGTAAGAAAAGAACCAGATGTTTTAGAAGTGGTTAATTGGTAATGCATTGGGAATGGGATCGAGATCCAGATCTAGGTAAGTTTGGATTTGTTTATCGTATCACAAACTTAAAGAATAGGAAAGCTTACATTGGTTGCAAGCAATATTATTTTTTTAGAAAGGGAAGAAAGAAAACAGAATCCAATTGGAAATCTTATATGGGTTCAAGTAAAACTCTTTCGGAAGATATTGAAAAGATTGGAAAGAAACATTTTAAGTTTGAAATTATTGCAGAGTTTGGCAATAAGAGAAGTTTAAAATACTATGAATGTTACTATCAAATAAAATATAATGTGTTAACTTCTACACTGGAAGGGACAGATGAACCAGCTTTTTATAATAATTATATAGGCGGTAAATTCTCACGGCCTATTCAAGAACATGTCCCAATTTGATCTTGCTTCCCTCACTTCCGCACAATCTCTATATGATTTAACAAATAAAAATTCATATAAAACATTATACCTATCTGTTATTATTCAGGCTCTCCTTGATCTAACAAAACCTGAACAAGAGGGAGAGGCGAGTCATATAAAGGTACATAGAAAGCAAGCTGATGCTTGGTTTTTTTCTTCTATTGGTACTACCTGTAAAGACTTTGAACAGATATGTATTCAAGCTGGGGTTTCCCCATATAGAGTTAGACACTATGCATATGAAGTTATAAAATCAGGAGATGTTACAGATGTTAGGAAAAAATTTAAAGCCCTCCTCTAATCCTTTAGACAAACAGATTGGGGGAGATCATTATAAAGATTGTATTATACAACCCACAGTTTACTGTCAGTTAAACAAGCTGACTACGTGTGAATCTAATATTGTAAAGTATGTTACCAGACATAACAAAAAAGGAGAGGGAAGGGAAGACATCAAAAAAGTAATCCATTATGCTGAACTACTATTAGCATTAGAATATCCAGAGGAAGGTGAGCAAGAAGATCTATTTAATGATTTAATAGAGAGGGGGAAACATGTTCAAGTCAAATCGTAATCCACAATTCAGATCTAAGTTTAGTGAAGATATATTTTATACTAAGTATTCTCATGAAGGAGCAGAGACTTTTCATGAGTTGGCTTGTACTCTGGTAGAGGATGTCTGTCAAAACAATCTAAGTAAGGATGAGAAGGAAGCATTGATAGATCACATATCCAATCTCAGGTTCTTGCCCGGAGGTAGATATCTTTACTATGCAGGAAGAGATAAGAAGTTCTTTAATAACTGTTATCTTCTTAAAGCAGAGGAAGATACCAGAGAAGATTGGGCTAACCTCTCTTGGAAGTCTGAGTCTTGTCTGATGACAGGTGGTGGTATTGGTGTAGACTATTCCACTTATAGGTCTGAAGGACAAACCCTGAAGGGTACAGGTGGTGTGGCTTCTGGTCCCATACCTAAGATGCAGATGATTAATTCTATAGGTCAAAAGGTTATGCAGGGAGGTAGTCGTAGGTCTGCTATCTATGCATCCTTGAACTGGAAGCACGATGACATAGATAAGTTTCTGACTGCCAAGAACTGGTTCGATATGCCAGTAGGAAATACAGGTAAGACTTTGTTTGATATTAAACAAGATGATTTTAACTTTCCTGCACCTCTGGATATGACTAACATCAGTGTAAACTATGATACCGAATGGTTATTAAACTATTGGGAGAAAGGAGATATAGGCCATGTCTTTAGGACTAATGTACATCAAGCTCTTAGAACAGGTGAGCCGGGTTTCTCATTCAACTTCTTCGAGAAGGAAAACGAAACCCTCCGCAACGCCTGTACCGAAGTTACGAGTGAAGATGACAGTGATGTTTGTAATCTGGGCAGTCTCAATTTTGCTCGTATTGATGACCTTAACCAACTGCAAGAGGTTGTCCAACTTGCCACAAAGTTTCTATTGTGCGGCACCCTCAGAGCTACACTCCCCTACGAAAAAGTGTATGAAGTTAGAAATTCAAATAGACGTTTAGGTCTTGGCTTAATGGGCCTTCATGAGTGGTTGATACAACGTGGACATAAGTATGAAACCACACCAGAACTCCATAGATGGTTCAAGGTATATGAAGCAGAGTCAGATAAAGTATCTAGATCTTTTGCTAATACACTTAACATCTCTGTTCCTGTAGCTGTCAGAGCCGTAGCTCCTACTGGTACGATAGGGATACTGGGAGGTACGTCTACTGGAGTAGAGCCTATCTTTGCTGTAGCTTATAAGAGAAGGTATCTGAAGAACAAGAGATGGCACTACCAGTATGTAGTTGATAGTGCTGCACAAGAGATGATCGAGCTTTATGATGTGAAGCCTGAGAGTATTGAGTCTGCCCTTGATCTGGTTACTAACTATGAAAGAAGATTAAACTTTCAAGCTAATGTGCAGGAGTATGTGGATATGTCTATCTCTTCTACAATTAATCTACCAGCATGGGGAACTGAAGACAACAATGAAGATAAGGTAGAAGACTTTGCCCAGACCTTAGCTAAGTATGCTCATAGGCTTAGAGGCTTTACCTGTTATCCTGATGGATGTAGGGGTGGACAACCCTTAACTAAGGTTTCTTACAGTGAAGCTATTGAAAAATTAGGTGAAGAATTTGAGGATAATGTACAACCCCATGACATCTGTGAGATCACTGGATCAGGGGGAACTTGTGGAGTTTAATCATGACCAATCAATTATTATTATTCGATCTTGAAGACACATATAATTTTGACAAAGCAGAAGGAGAAGGAAAGGAATGTTCTGCCTGTAATAAATATAAACCTGTAACTTCTTTTGCTTGGGCTGGTATAGCACATAACTTTAGAGAATCTAGATGTAGAGCATGTCGTACTGAGTTAAGAAAAATGAGTGATGTGTTAAGAGCGGAACAAATCTATCCTTCCGATGATTACTCTTGTCCTATTTGTAGTAGAAGTAAAGAAGAATTAAAAAGATTTGGTAGGAGAAATCAAGGAGCATGGGCTGCTGATCATTGTCATACTACAAATAAATTTAGAGGATGGATATGTTATCCCTGCAATACAGGCATAGGAATGTTTGAAGATGATCCTACGAGAATTAAAAAAGCTTTGTCTTATTTAGAAAAATAGTTGTTATTTAAATAAAAGTATAGTATAATATATATATGGAATGCTAATGGTAGGTTCCATAACCTCTTGCTGAAAAGGAGAATGCTATGAATGTAAGACTAGAAGGTAACTGGAATTTCCTTAACACACCCTCTCTTGCAAATTTTGAGAGAAGGGCTATAGGTTATGACAGGTTGTTCAGAAGAATAATGGATATGCCTGACAACGATAACCAAAATTATCCACCTCATAACTTGATTAAGGAATCAGACACGGAGTTCAAGATTGAATTAGCTTTGGCTGGCTTTACAAAGGAAGAAGTTAAAGTGGTTCAGGAAGAACAAAGATTAACCATAAGTGGAAACAACTCTGAGAAGGAGGGAAACGAAAACATTCTACATAAAGGCATAGCAAGCAGAGCTTTTACAAAGACATTTGATCTTGCTGAGAATATCGAAGTCACAGAAGCTTCATTTGAAAATGGGATGGTTATCATCAAGCTCAGACAGGATATTCCAGAAGATAAAATGCCGAAGCTCATTGAATTTAAATAAGGAAATGGGAGGGCATTCATTGAGTGCCTTCCTTTTTTATGAGAAACAATAAATGAAAAACCCTATAAAAGAAACAGGCAGATGGATATTAAAAGGATATATTGTATGGTCTATATGTGCTGATCTTTTTCTTCTTGGGGGATTTTTATACTTAGTTTTAAAATACGGATAAGGAGACTACTTTGAGAAAAGATGAAAGAATAAATACAATTTTTATAGGCTATGATCCGAAAGAGAAAGCTGCTTGTACAGTATTAAAATATATTATTGAAGAGAACTCACCCAAACCTATTCATGTTAAGTTTCTTAGAAAAGATATTCTTGAATTGATGGGAATGCATTATAGACCTTACGAGATTGTCAATGGACAGTACATAGATAAGATAGATCAAAGACCTTTCTCAACTGAGTTTAGTTTTAGCAGGTTTCTGATACCAGCCTTGATGATGTACGAAGGATGGGCTTTATATATGGACTGTGATATGTATCCCAGAACAGATATCAATGAATTGTTTGAGGAATATGATAACGAGTTCTTTCCTCTTTATTGTGTGAAGCATAAGTATGAACCACTCGATCAGTATAAGATGGATGGCAGAGAACAGGTAGCTTATCCTAAAAAGAATTGGTCTAGTCTGGTACTATGGAATTGTGGGCATGAACTCAATCGAAAGCTCACACCTCTAGAAGTTAATAATAAATCTGGCTCTTACCTACATCAGTTTCAATGGTTGCCTGACAAAGACAGTGCCGTAGGAAGCATGCATGAAGAATGGAACTGGCTTGATGGACACTCACCAGAAGAAGTAAAACCAAAGAATGTGCATTTCACAACAGGTGGTCCTTGGTTTAAGGAGTGGAGTGTTAAGCGTCCAATTGATGGACAGTATGCAGCCGAATGGAATATAGATTATTCTTACTTACTAATGAGAGATAAAGTAAATGAAATATAAAATTGTAACTGCCTTTGATGAGGCGTTCCTTCAACAGAGTACCAGCACTCTTCTCAGTGAGTTCAAAGATAACTGGGAAAGTGAAATAGAGTTTCATTGTTACTACTACAATCTTGATCTGTCAAACTATTCTCTTCCCAAAGCTCCTAATATCCACTATCATAACCTGATGGAGGTAGAGGACTATCCTAAATTTATAAAAGAGTTTAGCAGACATAATGGTACTGAAGGTAATACCATTCCTTACAATGAGATACTAGATCCTATTAAGTTTGTTCCTAAAGTTATAGGCTTAACTGAGTGTGCCTTTGAGAGTAGTGATTGCTGGTTGATCTGGCTTGATCCTAGTACTATTAATACCAAGAGTATATCTGTTAAAGATCTTGAGGCTATCTTTCCAGAGAACTCTGATAAGGTAGACATGATTACTTTAAAGGACTCTGCTTACCTAACTGCCTATAATTTGTGCAGACAAACTCCAGTAGATTTACTTGGAGATTTAAGAGGAGCTTTTATTTCAGGAGAGTTCTCCAACTACAGGGAGTGGCATGATACTTTTATTCTTAATAGGTTAAGAACTATCTATGAGGCTCATGGGATGAAGGTACATGAAATTGATCCTGAACATTCTCCTATTTCTGAAATGATTGTCAGTCTGGAAGATCGAAAGAACATGGCCGTCAGAGACAAAGATGGTCAACGCATTATTAAATTGTCGGATACTAAAACATCTCCTGACATACTTCCCAACAGATACAGACAACTGGCAGACATCATCAGGTTCTATAAGCCTGAATGTATACTGGAAAGTGGAACATGGAATGGAGGAAGGGCTATTGAGATGGCTCTGTCTGCATTCAAACACCAAGAGAAGGTTCATTACATTGGCTTTGATTTATTCGAGGATGGAACGACAGAGACAGATCATACAGAGTTTAATGTCAAGCCGCATAATACTATACAGGCTGTAAGAAACAGGCTGGAAGAGTTTGCAAAGCACATCAAAGACAAGGAAGACAAGACATTTACCTTTGAATTGTATAAGGGAAATGTCAGAGAAACTCTTGATCGCATGTTAAAGACTGAAGAAATAAGTGACGTTGACTTTGCTTTGATGGGAAGCGGCAACAGCCGGGAGACTGTTGAAGCAGAATATAAAGTCCTTAAACATGTACCAGTGGTTGTAGCTGATCATTACTTTACTACGGATGATGACGAAGGCATTCCTCCAGAAAAATATCAAGGAGTTAAACATGTATTTGATGCTATTCCTACAAAGAAAGTGGATGCACAGGAAACAACAGAAGATGGATGGACTAACTTTGATGAGTCTACCGCAACAAGAAAATATATATTACCTTCAGGTGATAAAGTGGTTGGCGGTGGTAATACTCATCTTGTGGTTTTTCTTCATGATCCTAAGTTAGAGGACATACCTGAAGATCTGAAGAGAGTACCTATCATAGTACATCCCAGAGATTGTGTGCCTAAAGATTACATAAAGAATAATATTAATTCCAACATGACCTTGATTGATCCTAAGAAGTGGCTCACTAAGCATCCTGTACATAAGGAGAGGGCTGCTGTTATCTCTGCTGGTCCTTACCTTGACTACAAAAAGTTAAAAGAATTTACCATTGAAAATCCTGATATAAAAATAATGACGGTGAAACATGCTTATCCAAAGCTACTTGAACATGACATACATCCTTGGGGTTGTATCATTCTTGATCCCAGACCTATTACTGGTGTGTCTACACATAACATTGTTCGCAAAGATTTGTTTAAGAAAGTAGATCCTGATACTAAATTCTTTGTAGCCTCTATGACTGATCCTTCTGTAACAAATCATCTCATAGAAAACAAGGGACAGATCTGGGGATGGCATGCATTTACAGACTCACTCAGAAATGATACAGAGAAAGGACATCAGATACAGAACAGACAGGTAAAGCTTTCCTCTGATCTGGGCATACCTGAAGGATCTACTCTCATTACTGGTGGTACTTGTGCTGCCATGAGAGGTATAGGTCTATTACATACAATGGGCTTCAGGGATATACATCTGTTTGGTTTTGAATGTTGTCGGGATGAACCTACCAATGAAGAGAAGACTGAAACTACAGGTGATGTAGATGGTGGAGAAGTTCCCAAGCCTAAGTACATACAGGTTAATGTCAAGGAGAAAACTTACTGGACTACTGGTGAACTACTGGCAATGGCTCAAGATTGTGAGAAAGTATTCTCAGATGAAGGGCTGGAAGGAGTTCTTACTTTTCATGGAGAAGGTACAATGATATCAGATCTCTGGGAGATTGCTATGGAAAAAGAAAACAGACCTGCATTTAAGGAGTACTATGATGCCAAGTGATATTGAAGTTGTAGATCGGACAGTTGAACGTAAGCCTATAGTTTTTGATCCAAAACTTAGTAGAGACAACCCTTCCAAGAGGTATAGATCTCTTTTAAAAGAATATAAAGCCATGCATGATGCTGGCTATGGGATCTTTAATGGCAGAAGTCTTGTCAAGTATGTAGGTTATATTAAAAATTTTCTGGAAGGTAATGACTGTAAAACTTTACTGGATTACGGGTGTGGTAAGGGACATCTCTATAAGGAAGAACACTTTGAAAGTGTAACAGATGTTATAAAGGAACCTCTTCCTTACTTCTGGAATCTGGATTCATACCATCTTTATGATCCCGGTTATGAAGATTTTAAAATACTACCTACAGAGAAGTATGATGCAGTTATATGTACTGATGTTATGGAACATGTACCTGAAGAAGATCTGGGATGGGTTATCAGAGAAATATTCTCTTATGCCAAGAAGATGGTCTTTGTAAATGTAGCTTGCTATGAAGCTGTGAAAAAATTCAGGGACGGTACGAATGTTCATGTCTCAGTATTCCATCATCAGGATTGGTTACAATTCTTGGCACATGAAAGTCGCAACCATAAAGATCTTATTATCTATCCTTTCTTTAATGGCTTCTTTGAAGATGATGTTG